AAATAGAATTAGAAAAAAGAAACAATTAAACGTTAGATACAAATCGCTTGGCACGTTGCTTGACTTCTTCGTCGGCAAAATGCACAAGACCCACATAATCCCTGCCGTCCATACGCTCGGCAATGGCAGCAGCATAAGCACACAGCTTGGTTATCTTCTCAATGCTGTACACCTTACATAGGTGATTGTGAAGAGCTGAGTTAGGGTTCATAGCTTGGTTAATCCACCACATAACACCCTTCTTCGGGTTCTTGGCCATAATACGTAGCAAGTCCCTGCGCCACAGCAAGTTAGATACGTCCTTAACAGCACTGAATATACGGAACTCAATGTATCCACTTTGAACATTGATAGCTGAGTACCGATGTCGTCCGTTCTTGTAGCTGTTGTTAGTACGTAGCTTAGACCAGTCGCCATTGAGACGCTTGCGGTACATAGCAATAAGCAGCGGGAAGAATCCGTTGTACAAGTCAAAGACCTGAGCGCCGCGCTTGTTCTTGATAGAGAACCCCATATGACCACCGCACGAACTAGTATGTTTGGCGTTGATGTGTTCGGATAGGATGTCGCTGTTTACCTGCTCGTCGAAACGATCTCCGAACAAGTCAAAGATAGGACTAACTAGCTCAAAGCCTGACTCGTCGTCGAGGGAACCGTCACGCTCACGAGCCCACCCAGTATTGTCTACCTCGTATAGCTCGTAGTTGTTCATAGGCCTATAGTCCTCCTTCTCTACCTCTACGCCAAACCGAAACTTAGCGCCGTCTGAGTAGTTCTCACGAGGTCCCGCGTGGTAGTCGTGTCGGTCGTTTGCAGGCTCTTCGTATGAGTAGTAGTCTCCGTTACTATGGTAGAAGTGAGAATCTCCCTCGTCGTCCTCGTGGTGGTACTCGTTTAAGTCTTGTACGTAGTGGAGTACGTTTCGATGGTACACCTCACCGCTAGGAGTCTCTTTGTATCCGTGTAAAGATATGTTGTTGCAGTGCATAGTCTTGCCATCTCCGGCAGTTAACACGTCGTCAACATCAACCCACCCGTCAAAGTCTGTTAGAATAGCATCTTCTTTAAGGATAAATTCTCCTGAATGAGTTAGTACTGTCTCTCGACCTTGGTCGTCGTACGTAGGCTCTGGATCCTTGAGTTCCCGAACACTACCGTCTGGCTCGCGCAAACAGTCCTCAGAAAAAGCCCATTTACCATAGTTGCGTCCGTCGTTGCTAACTCGATAACGTATTGCATCGGTTCCGTCATAAGTAAATACCTCTACTTCTACAATGGTACGTAGCTCACCGATAAGGTGGTTCATACCCCCTTCTGAGTTCCAGGATATGATAGGGTTATCAGGCTTGACAATCATTACAGTCTCGCCAACACTAAATAAAGGCTTGAGTTCCATAAGACAATAAAATTAAATTGGTTAGTTGGTTAGATGGTGAACAAATCTACGAGCTTCGTTCCGTTCGGGCAACGTCCCATACCAAGTCGGAAGCGTAGTTTTGCTCTTGCTTCTTTCTCAGTTCGGGCTTTTACTTGAAACAAAGGGCCGCGGACGTGAGGATATTCAACAGCAGCCATATAGAAAGTTGATAGTTTAGTTTTCATAAGACAATTAAATAGAAATAGCGCGAACACTTAAAGGCAGTCCGCTTCTCCTTTAGTTAAATAGATAGGGTAAAGTCTGACTCTATGTCGTACTTGAGCGCTTCGTCGGCCGTTACGATTAAGTCCAAAAAATAAACGCCTCCCGCCTTCTTTTGTGCAATACGGCAGGCAGTTCTACCTATCATAGTGTTTAGCTCATTGCAGATACTACGAGCTGCACTACTACCTTTTACACTAGCGTAGTAGTTATAAGTTAACTGACTCACTTCGTTTTTGGTTTATGTTGTTCATTAGTTTGGTTAATCAAGCCTTCAAGCCTTGCTACTTCTTTTTGAAGTGCTTCAATACGCTTAGCTTGATACGTTACCAAGTCCTGATACATTTTTGCATCCATAACAATAACAGCAAATAAAAAGGCGCAACAAGTAGTAAACTACCTACGCGCCTAGCGTTAAACAATAAAGGGAACTAATAAAGCAAGGAAATAACCCTACATTAATAGTCCCCAACAAAGAAACAAGCTACTAACCTGTATCTAACAGGTAAAGCCCGCGAAATACGCGCATACCTTTTTTAATAGGTACGCGTTTCTCCCGCGGGCATTCCGTTTATAGTGTGGATCTCACTACCCTACCTTAGTAGTCTTGCGCTTAGCGCAAATAAATAAAGTACTAAACTAGTCCGCGGCGCTTCGCCTCCCTTGCTGCTAACTTAGCCCGCTTATTTGCGGCCTTCTTGTCAATTGCACCAAGTACAGCAAGTTCAACGCCGTTTCTAGCATCTTGCGCTCTTTTGCGTTTTTTAGTGCGGGCAAGTCCGCGCGGGCTAAACTCCCGCGCCTTCTTTTCGCCCGCCGAACTATATCGCGCCTGAATTTCGCTAGTATGCTCAAACGTCGACGGAATTAAAGTACCTACTATCATACGGCCGCGTCGTCGTTAACAGGTGTGTACTTCTTTTTTTGCGCTGCTGCTTTATACTTTGCTGCTTCATCGCGCAAACTTTTAAATTGCGTTTCCAATTCGGGAAAATCGGCCAAGTTCCCGCCCGCTAGCGTTTCAAGTTGTAGTAACGCCTCGTACATAGCCAAAGGACTAAAGGAATTAGGCGCTAACTTCTGAAGGCTCGCGAAAGGTAGATCAGTATCAAAAAATTCAAGCCATACGCCCGCACCACCGGACAAATTAAACATACGTTTTCCGGTGCGGCGCTGAGTGTGAAGGCCAACATAAAGGGAACGTACCAACATAGGCAAAGAATTGGCCCGAACAGCCTCGCGGCGCGTCTTAGCCTTACCTACTTCTTGGAATAAAACATACTTAAAAGACATAACATAAAGTGTTAAGAATTAAACATTTAAAACAATGCAGGGAATACCTACGCCACAAACATACGACAACAATTTGAAAAAACAATACACCAAGCAAAAAAAATTTTAACCCTAGCGGGCAAAGTGCATATAAGGCGGGTAATTATGGCGGGATGTGGGGAAAGGTGGGAAAAGGTGTGGGTATTGTTCCGCCTCCTTTAACAAGGCCCGAACAACCAATTAAACTCCCCGCCACAAAAACGCCAAACTCCCGAAACGAAAACAAAACAAACGTAGGGACATACCTTTGGGATTCTGTTTCGGAATATGGAAGCGCGCGTGTGTATATGTATATAATCCCCCAGATACTTATATCTGAATCGTCTGGGGCAAGTCTGCCCCTAGATACTTATTTCTGATCCGCAAAGAGGAGGCTTCAATATGTTTGACAATCCTTGTAACTGTGTAGAAAACAGCTATATGAAATAAAACTAGCGTAGCTGTGTAGGATTATTGCTGTTGTTTTACGATTTTTAGATCGTTTAGGCTGAGCAATAGTATGGGCTAATACGTGTGGTTGTCTGCGTCTGCTTCGTTGCTCTATCGCTTGTCCGGGTCGCTTGTCGCCTTAGGGCTAGCTCCCCTGACTGTACACGCCCTCGGCTCAAGATCGCCGTCGGGCTATAGTTGTGATGCTTCGTATATGAGAAGCGTCAGGCGATATAGTGTTCGTTGTATTGCCTACGCAGCTTAGCGAAGGTACGGAAGAAAAAGTTAATAATCAAGTCCCTGTGAAATTTATAGATGTGTGGTTGTCAGTTACTTATGCAAATACCCACTAATTTAGTAGGAGTTTATTCTGCGTATTTGCAAGGGTACACGGTTTGTACCTAGTAAAAACAGCTATTGGTGGTGGTGTTATCTTTGCTGTATGAAACTAAGTAACTATCTATCGTTGGCTGAGGTCACCCGTAGTGACACTGCCAAGCGCAAGGGCATTAGTAACGAACCTACTGCTGAGCATCTGGAGAATATGAAGACTATTGCTGTTGAGGTGTTCGACAAGGTACGTGAGTACTTTGGTGTTCCGATCTTTGTTAGTAGTGGGTACCGATCTGCTGCATTGAACAAGGCTATCGGTGGTAGTTCTACATCGGACCATAACTTGGGTCGTGCGCTTGACCTTGACCAGGACGGCCACGGTAATGGTGTTACCAATGCTGATGTGTTCAAGTTCATCAAGGACAACCTGGAGTTCGATCAATTGATCGCAGAGTTTCCTCGTGCCAACGGAGATCCTGAGTGGGTACACGTAGGCTACCGTAAGGGAGCAAACAGAAAGCAAGTTCTGGAAGCCTACCGTGAGGGAGGTAAGACAAAGTACAAACCATATAAATCATAACTTTGTAGCTATGAAAGCTAAGATGACTGTTTACCAGAACGGAGGCAAGGCTCCGATCGTTCCGGACCCCAAGAAGAAGAAGCCTATGACGGCTGACCAGAAGTTCAATGCAAACGCAAAGGCTCGTGAGATGGAGAACCTGACCGAGATGCGCAACCAGCTGAAGGCTTCTGATCCGGATGCTCTTCCTGCATTTGACCGTGAACTGAAGGCCAAGGGTATGATGGTTACCAAGAAGCCCGTAAAGAAGTACGCTGGTGGCGGTAAGATGAACGTAGCTGGTGCTACCCCTCAAGACCAGTACAAGTATATGGGCTACAGCAAAGGTGGCAAGATGGACAAGTACTCTAAGGGAGGAATGATGAAGTACCTCAAGGGCGGTCAGGTGAAGCTTGACTCCAACAAGGACGGAAAGATCTCTTCTGTTGACTTTAAGATGCTAAAGAAGAAGTAAGATGAAAGCTAAGAAGTATAACTACGGAGGCAAGATTGAGGAGATGTCTGGCGAGGAGATCGAGATCAAGTCTATGGATATGGCCTCAGGAATGAAACAGCTGGAAGCTGCAGTAAAAGCTTCTGGTAAGATGCCTACGAGCTTTAAGTTCAAGGCTTGCTTCTATGAAGAAGATGAGGAATGAGGTACTGATTGATTACGTGTTCCACTACAGCCCGTACAGGGACCAGTGGGCAGCAATCCCTCGTGACCACTACATCGACTACTTCAACGGGAACTATGATCGCGTGATCTTCCACGACTCCATCAACAGCTTAACGAGCTATATTCTCAAGCAATGGCAAAGTCAGCAAAAAAGCGAGGGGTAAACCTACGTGGCGTAAAGCGCGTCAGTGCTGATCGTACCGTTGTTGGAATTCGTAACTTCCAATTGCTAAACAAACTCAGCAATGAAAACTAAGAAGTTCTACGACGAGAATCCCGACAGCTATGAGAAGAAGAAGGCGTACGATAAGAAGTACCACTCAACTCGAGAGCGTAAGATGTATCGTGCGTTCCTGAATAAGAAGAACCGTCAGGCCGGAACCTATGGCAACGGGGACGGAAAGGACTACGACCACGACGAGAAGCGTTTTATCTCAGCAGTACGTAATAGAACTAAGAAATGAAAACTAAGAAGAAGATGACCGTTACCCAGAAGTACAACTCAATGAAGCGTCAGGCTGAGGAGGCTGGTATGAAGGTATACGAAAAAGATGGAAAGCTTAAAGTTGTACGCAAATGAAAGCTAAGAAGAAACAGACCCACGTAATGGTACCCGCACCAGAGGGTTACCACTTTATGACCGAAAAAGGTCGTTACTACCTTATGCCGGACAAGGACGGTAAGTTCACTCCCCACGCCGGAGCTTCGAAGGAGGCAAAATTTCGCTTATATCAATCCCATTCTCGATAGCCTTAGCTATCAGCTTCTTTCCTAGCGGGGTGTCCTCGTGACCACGCAACCTCTTCTTTAGCTTACCGCCAATAGGAAGTCCATCTCTTTTGTTTGGGTTCTCAAAGTTCTCGGCCCTTGGATGATACTCAAGCTCCACCTTCTCTCTTCCTGAGGCTATCGCCTTCCATCGATCGGCAATCATACGCCCCTCCTGGGTAAGAGCATAGCGCTTACGGTAGTTCCACCTGTTCTCCTGACGAAACCACATAGACGTATCCTTGTGGATGTTGATGTCTTCTGACGAGAAGTAGTCGAACAGCAATCCTTTCTTGCGCATCTTGACAGTTAACCAGTCCTTCGTCTGGTTGTAGGACTTAGATAGCTGTTTAGCCATCCATTCTATGGTGAAGAATTCTAGGTCGTAGGCATAGATAAGGAACTGAACATACATAGGCTGTAGTCCGTAGTGGTGTTTGATGAAGCGGTCTGCGTGCCATACGTACTTGTACGACAGATCACCACGTTCGTCTCGGTAGGCGAAGTCCCTGAACTTGAGGTCCTCCTTCTTTTTGAACTTTTTAGCCAATGAAGTAAATTGTATCTTTGTAGCAAAAGTAAATAATATGGCAACACTTAGCGGTCAGCGCGTAAAAGATGCGTATACTTCTCTCCTGAAGCTAGAGAGCGGAACAGCGACCTCCACCACGAAGGTGATCGAGGATGGTGCTGGTAATGACACTGCCCTTAAGCTGTCGACGGTAAAGGTCGAGGTTAACGGAACGCTTGCTTTTAGTGAGGCTCCTACCACTGGATCTACGGAAACTGCAGCGTTGTTTCTTGACGCTAGCAATAACATCGTAAAGCGTACCCTTGGCTCTGCTGCTTTTACCAGTGGTGCCAGCCTTACGCCTACTGCTCCTCTTGCTATTGCGAGCAACGTAATCTCAATCAGCGCACCGACTACTCTGTCGCAGCTGACTGAATCAACAGCCGCAACTGCAGATACGTTCCTTATCTACGACGCAACAGCTACGGTGTACAAGTACATCACGCTTGAAGACCTCACTCAGTACGTAGGATCAAACCTTACGATATCTGCTGCTGGAAGCAATGGTCAGGTTACCTACAACAATGGAGGGACATACGGAGGTTCAGCAAGTCTTGTCTTTAACGACTCCCCTGGAGCAGAACAGCTGAACTTTATGGGACTTGATTTCGTACAACGCGAAGTGTCAAACGGAACCTGTGCGTTCTTTAGCCGTTCAGACAGTGCTACAATAAATAACGCAGTAACAAATGGCGTTGTAACAACGATTGAGGCTGACCTATTTGCAGGTGGATGGATTATCGACTATATGATCTACGGTCCAGGTGGAACAATCGCTCGTGTAGGTGAGATTCACGTTGTATGGAACCCAGACAATCTATCTACGGTTCCAGTTATGGTTGATTCTATTAAGACATCAATCGGATCATCTACCACTGCCACGTTTGTCTTTAACGTAACCATCGCATCAACTACCCTTCAGCTTCGAGCAACCAACACGACAGGAAGTAACATTACCGTACTTGTCAACGGAAAAGCTTTCTACGCATTCTAGTATGACGAAGGAGGAAGCACGGGTTGAGCTGTTCATATTTGCAAGGAACAGCTTCGAGGAGATTGCAGAGAAGGCAAAGGACCTCGGTGTGTACGATGACTTTATGATGATCGGCACCGTAGGTCTTGTAACCGGAGAGCACGAAGGAAAGAACGTGGTTGAGTCTATCTCTACCATCGACGTCGACTCTACGGAGGAGATGAATTCTTTGCTGATGTATCTTGCAACGTCTTACCAGGAGATGGACGACGATGATGACGAAGAAGGCGACACGTCGGACCCAGACTTCTGGCTAAACCTAAATTAAATGAAACAAAGTGGACTTAATAAGAAAAATCATTGCGGGCACTGACCCGCTGAAAGCCCTGGCCTACTATGTGGGTCAGAAGGCTGGAGACGGTGAGATTGATTCTATTGTACTGGACGGATCTCACCTGCACCACCACGGAGAGCGCAGATATCTTATCTACCTGAAGAAAGACAACAGCATTATGCTGTGGAAGTCTATCGAGGGTATGCCTACGATCGTGGAGTACGACTGCAACTTCTAGTTGTAAGTCACTTACAATTTTAATTTAAATCACTTCATATGAAACCACTATACCATATCCTGGTACACATTCCATCGGCTGTTAACGAGACGATGAAGGTCGGAGAGACCGAGCTTTATGTAGACACCAAGTTTGACGAGTTCCGACATCGCACGATGAAGGCTAAGGTTGTCGGTGTTCCTGCTAAGTTTGACTCTCAGGTTGAGGTTGGAGACTATGTGTTTCACCACCACCACGTCGCCATCAACGACACGCAGGTTGTTGACCTTAAGGAGAAGATCTACCGCGTCAACTACGACCCGTTTGGTGGCAGCGCTAACCAAGCCTACCTGATCGAAAAGCCGGACGGTACGCTATTGGCTGTTGCCGACTGGGTGTTTCTGGAGCCTGTCGAGGTAGAGCCAGAACTAAAGAGCGATATTATCGAATTAGTTACGTTTAAGGAGCCGGAGAAGCGCTGGGGACGTATCGTATACGGAAGCCAGTGGATAGAGTCAGAAGGTCTCGCTGTTGGTGACGTAGTGTACTTTGCTAAGGATGCTGACTACGAGATGGACATCAACGGGCGCAAGCTGTGGCGTATGCAAATTCACCATCTGCTATGCGTAAAAAATTGAGTATGAAAGATTACTATGTTTATCTTCACTATAGGGGGAACAATAACAATAAGTTCCCATTTTATGTAGGCATTGGATCAAAAAGCAGGTCTAAAAGAAACGAAGGAAGAAATGCTATTTGGACTAAGATTTATAAAAAAAACGGAATGGTTGTAAAATACTTCGTTGAAGAATGCTCCAAGGAGGAAGCATTTGTTTTTGAAAGAATGTTGATATGTCAATATGGGAAGATATGTGACGGAACTGGTTATTTAGCTAATATAACCAACGGTGGAGAATCAGGATTAACTAAAGCGGTAGTTTGTGATGGCACTGTTTATTCATCTTTATCTTCTGCGTCAAGTGAACTTGGGCTAAGTGGGCCTGAAGCTATCTTTCATAGAATAAAATCACCGCACTACAACTACTATTATCTTGGTGAAGAATCTAACTATGATCCATTAGTCAGTAAAAAATGCTCTAATATTGTCGTTATAGCTGATGGTATTGAGTATGAATCAATTTCTTCTTGTGCTAAAAAATATAATATTTCAACCCCTGGGGTTAGGACAAGGATAGAATCACCTAGATTTGACTTTAAGATTAAAGGAACGAATGGAAATTATAATCCATTACTTCATACTAATGGTTTTGCAAAAGCCGTTTACGCAGATGGGATATTATTCAAGTCAATTACAGACGCAGCAAATCACTTTGATAAAAATTTAACATATATGTTCAGACTTATTAATTCAGGCAATGAAAATTTTAGATATGCGACAATCCAAGAAATTTACAACAGCACAAGCCGCAAGGAATCTAATTGAGGCAATGGAGCAGGCAATCCATAATATGACTGAAGAGCTTAAGAAGCCAGTTGATCCAGATTTAACTGGAGCTGCAAGAAAGAGTGAGCTTGCAGCGCTACGCGATACAGCTCTTGCCTGCAAGGAACTCATTGTGGAACGCCAGAAGCTTGAACAGCTGATTGGTGACCTCGAGGAGTCTGGTGGCTTTGAGGAAGAGAAGGACTTTAAAGGAGGATTCGCAGAACGAATGGCTAAGAAGTAATGGCAGGGCTGAAGATGATAGACGGAAAAGAGGTGGTGAACATCTGTCCCAATGGGTCGGATGGTCCCATCATTGAAATTGAGTCTGTCCTGATTCAGCTGCCAGAGATGCCAAAGGATATTCTGTACGCAGGTTTACCAGAGGTGAACCAAAGGTGGATACGCGAGGAGATGCCACGCGAGCTTCAGCAGATCCAGAGTATGGACGACTGGTATGAGGCACCTCGTGAGTTCCAACAGAAGTGGAGCCCGTACATCGAGGAGGAGTTTCGTCGCAGGAGAGAAGGTCTTTGGTTTATGAATAATGGTGTTCCAACATATATCACCGGGCACCACTATATGTTCCTTCAGTGGAGTAAGATTGACGTAGGATACCCGGGATATCTGGACTTCCAGCGAAAGCTGTTCACACACTTTGCTGCGTGCGAGGCTGATCCTCGGTCACTTGGCCAGATATACACCAAGTGTCGACGCTCCGGATACACCAATATGAGCGCTGCTACGCTAGTGGACGAAGGCTCACAGGTAACGGAGAAGCTGTTGGGTATTATGAGCAAGACAGGTACGGACGCTCAAGAGGCGGTGTTCGGGTCTAAGATTGTACCCATCTTCAGGAGCTATCCGTTCTTCCTAAAGCCTATCCTTGACGGTACCACCAACCCGCGGATGGAGCTTGCGTTCCGTGAGCCGTCTAAGCGAATCACCAAGAAGAACAAGACGTCTTACCGCGGCGAAGCACTCGACACCATCATCAACTGGAAGAACACAACCAACAACGCATATGACGGTAGCAAGACCCATATGTTGTTTCTTGATGAGGCTGGCAAGTGGCTGAATCCTAATGACATACGTGAGGTATGGCGTATCCACCGAACCTGTTTGCTTGTTGGTCGCAAGGTGATTGGCAAGGCGATGGTGGGCTCTACGGTGAATCCACTTGACAAGGGAGGCCGAGAGTTCCGCGATCTGTACTACGATTCGGACCCCAATGACCGCAACGAGAACGGACGCACCAAGAGTGGACTGTACAAAATCTTCATCCCGGCATACGAAGCTTTGGAGGGATTCTTTGACCAGTACGGACTTCCGATTATTGAGGATCCAGAGCAGCCAGTGATGACTGAGGATGGCACGTTCACTTCTATTGGCGCACGTACATTCTTGAAGAACGAGAGAAAGGGACAGCAGAACAACAGCTATGAACTGAACGAAATCATCCGTCAGTTTCCGTTTACAGAGGACGAAGCTTTCCGTGATTCAACGAAGACTTCTCTATTTAACATCCAAAAAATCTACGAACAAATCCAACATAACGAGGAGCTTTACCCAAATCCTGTCATCATCGGAAACTTCCAATGGAAGGACGGAAAGCCGGACACGGAGGTTGTGTTTGCGCCAGATCCTAATGGACGCTGGAGAGTTGCTTGGCTTGCGCCTCAGGATATTCGAAACAAACGAAAGATTGAGAACAACAAGATGGTAGCCCCGAATGCTGCGTTTGGTGTGTTGGGTGTCGACTCCTATGACCTCGACACTACTGTTGACTACAGGGCTTCAAAGGGAGCGTGCCACGTCTACAACAAGTTCTCTATGGAGCATCCGGCTAATATGTTTGTAGCGGAATACGCTAGTCGTCCGCCACTTGCAAAGATCTTCTACGAGGATGTGCTTATGGCTGCGGTGTTCTACGGATACCCTGTGCTGATAGAAAACAACAAGTACGGAATTGCCCGTTACTTCGAGTCACGAGGATACGACGAGTACCTGATGGCACGACCTGATCACCTTGCTACAACGGCGATGAAGACCAGCGTGAAGACCAAGGGTATTCCCTCCAACAGCCAAGACGTAATCCAGGCTCACGCTCAGGCTATTGAGGCGTACATCCACGACCACGTAGGCATCAACAATGAGACTGGAGTATTTGGAAAGATGTACTTTACTCGTACACTTGAGGACTGGATCAACTTTAAGATCGATGACCGAACCAAGTTTGACTTGACTATCTCGTCTGGATTGGCACTTCTCGCTGCCCAAAAACAAGTTAAGCAAACCAAGAAGACTGACTTCAATGACAAGGTTTTCTTCAGGAAAGGCAAGGAAATTACGCGCTAATATAACTTGTACCTTTGTGTATAAACTGCGATAAATGGATCAATACTCAGTTAAAAGCAACGGATACGACTCTACCTTCCCAGATCCGCTGGCTTCACACGAGATCAAGGTTAGCAAAGCCTATGGTCTTCAATATGCAAAGGCTATCTACTCTCAGTGGGGTTCTGTTGAGTGGGAGGGATCTCTGTACAGCAAGCGCTGGAAGGAGTTTGAGATTGCACGCGACTACGCAAACGGAACTCAAGACACCTCCATCTACAAGCAGATCCTTACGTCACTTGATCCGAACAACGGAGACGGCTCACTGGTAAACCTCGACTGGACCCCAGTACCTATCGTTCCTAAGTTCGTTAAGATCGTAGTAAACAAGATTCTTTCTGCTAAGTTCTACCCTAACCTCGAGGCTATCGATCCATTAAGCCGCAGCGAGAAGGACATTGAGAAGAACAAGGTAAAGATCTTCATTGAGAACAAAGATGTTCTTGCAGAGGCTAAGGCAAGTGGTCTTCGTACTGCTGTTGATCCTGATGCTTTGCCTGATACGGCTGAAGAGGCAGAGATCTTCCTCGAGACAAACGTAAAGACGGCAGCTGAGATTGCCGCACAGATCGGAACCAACCTTACGCTGGACTGGAACGACTTCGATGAGAAGATCTTCCGTCGAAACGTAGAAGACTTGGTTAGCTGCGGTATGGCTGTTGTAAAGCGTAGCAACGACCCGAACTACGGAATCGTAGAGGAGTACGTTGACCCTGCCTACTTCATCCACAGCTTTACCAACGATCCCACCTTTAGCGACATCACCTATGCCGGACACATCAAGCGTATGAGCATCGCTGAGCTTAAGCGTATTGCTGGCGATCAGTTCACCGAGGCGCAGTACGAGAATATGGCTCGCACGGTGATGAACCGTTTCGGTAACGATCCCAATCGCTTTATGAACTCTCAGTACGATTCTGGTATGCAGGCGTACTACTACGGCTATGACGAGTACACCATCGACGTGATGGAGTTTGAGTTCGTCAGTGTAGACAACATCATCTTTGAGAAGAAGGAATCACGCTTTGGAAACATCGGATTTTACTTCAAGGGCAACAAGTACAACGCTCCTCAGCAGAGCGTATACGACCGTGAGGCTGTCTATATGCAAAACCAAACGCTCTATGGCGGTAAGTTCATCTTGGGCACCGAGTACATCTTTGACTACGGCCTTAAGAAAAACATCCCAAAGAACGTACACGACCTGACCCGTACGAAGATGAGCTACAGCGCTGTGGCTACCAACATCCGTCGGATGATCCCGAAGTCAATGGTAAGTTCTGTTATTGGCTTTGCTGACCAGATCCAGATCACCCACCTGAAACTACAACAGTCTATCGCTAAGGCTAAGCCTGATGGATTGATTGTAGACATCGAGGGACTGGAGAACGTACAACTCGGCCGCGGTGGAGAACTCCAGCCTTTGGATATCCAAGACATCTACGAGCAGACTGGTGTGTTCTACTACCGCAGCAAGAATGCTGATGGTAGCTTCCAGAACCCGCCCATCCGTCCATTGGATAATTCCATCCGAAACATCAACGAGCTTATCACCATCTACAACCACGCACTGCGTATGATCCGCGATGCTACGGGTATCAACGAGGTGATGGACGGTTCTAGCCCGAAGGGAGACCAGCTTGTTGGCGTGCGCCAGCAGCAACTGGCAGCAGCCAACAACGCACTGTACGACATCACTAACGCCTCTATGGTTCTTTACCGCAACGTATGTGAGGACATCGTCAAGTGCCTGCAGATTCTTCCTCCAAAGTCTATCCTGTACCGCGCGTATGAGACAGCTATTGGACGTGAGAATATGGCTGTCCTTACCAGCTTCGCTAAGCTTCCGATGTACAACTTCGGAGTGCGTGTAGTTACAGATATGAACGAGATTGACCGTATGTACCTTGAGCAGAATATCCAGGCTTCTATCGCTGCTGGTGAGCTGGACATCGAGGATGCTATGGCTATCCGTCAGCTGCGTGACATCGACCAGGCAGAGCGTCTGTTGGTTGTTCGCCGTAAGAAGCGCATCAAGCAACGTCAGGAGATGGCCCAGCAGAACTCTCAGTTTCAAGCACAGGCTAATGCTCAGGTGGCTCAGGTTACTAGCCAAGCCAAGATGCAGGAGGAGCAGATGAAGGCTCAGCTTGAGCAGCAGCGCATCCAGCTTGAGGCAACAGCTAAGGCTGAATTATTGAAGGTTGAGTATGCCCTCAAGATGCAGCTCGCCAAGATTCAGGGAGACTATGGAATTGCCGAACAGAAGATCGAGTCAGGTGTTCGTCAAAACGCAGACAAGGAAGCTGAAGATCGCAAGGACGAGCGCATCAAGGAGCAGGCAGTAGCGCAGAGCAAGCTGATTGCACAGCGTAAAGGCGAGCGTCCTGAACTCAATAAGGAAGACCTCCAGGGAGAGGAAGACATCGTTGATATCATACTAAATCAATAACTATCTTTGTAACGCAATAGCTTTGCGTTTGACTTTTAACATTTCTTTCAGCTATGGGATACAGTAACCTAAATGCAACCCCAAACTACCAGCTTCAGGCTTTTGGTCAGAAGGGTTTCCGAGTAATTACCTCAAGCTTCTCTCCTGTTAGTGGAGAGTACTACCGCGCTATTACCGTCTTGGCTGATGCTGTTGTAAGTGTTACCTCCGAGGAGGGTGACAACCTCAGTTCTGTGACGCTTCTTGCTGGATCTACGGTCTACGGACTATTCAGTGCTGTTAGCGTAACATCTGGCACGATAATCGCTTACATCGCCTAGCAATGCTTGGCTTAGGTTTAAGCATAAGCTTTACTCCATCTGGAGCTGGCTTTATCCGCACCGGTGCTGACCTTCTGTTTAATGACTACTACAATAGAGTCACTGCAGATGGTGGTACTGTTGAGGGTGAGGCTTGCTTTGAGCGCGCTGTGTTTTTGCTTGGTGTAAGAACCACTATCGACTACATTGATGAAATATTTGCTCGTTGGACTGCAGACGGAGGAACCGTTGAGGCTGAGAGCTGCTTTACGAATAGCTTCTTCTCTATAAATTCATAATGGAAGAGTGGAAAGATATAGTTGAGGAAGTATTTTCTAGCCGATATGCAGTTAGTAACTTAGGCAGGGTAAAGCGCAAAAAGCATTCTGTTAAGTTCTTGTTTGACGGCAAGACGGAAACAATGCGTAATTACCCAGAAAGGATTTGCAGCGTCTACATAGACTTTCACTACAACTATTATCCAACCGTTCTTCTTTACGACTCGGAAAAGAAAAGGTCAGTTCCCCGATCTATTCATTCTCTTGTTGCTAAAGCTTTTTTAAAGAAGGAGCCACACCATCAGTGTGTGAACCACAAGGACTGCAACAAGGAGAACAACAACGTAGAGAATCTTGAGTGGACAACGATTAAGGAAAATACAAAACACGCCTACGACAACGGATTGTTCTCTATGGAGAACGCTTGGGCCGCAATGAGAGGTAAGAAATCAAACAGTGCTAAGTCAGTTTATCAATACACAAAAGATGGTACCTTTGTAAGGAAGTTCGAATCTCTTAAGGAGGCCGCTGACTTTTACGGAGGAAATTATTGGTCTGTGTCAAAGGCTTGCAAAGGAATAGTAGAAACATATAAAAAACACATTTGGAGTTATGAGCTTTTATAGTGATGCGTCATTAGTTTTAATTCCCTCTGGTTACAAAGATCAGAAGGTTTACTCTGCGGTACCAACGGACGGTAGCGGAGATTTGGTATTCTCAAGAGCCTCAAGTGCAACCCGTGTTGCAAGTAATGGCCTTATTGAGAAGGTGCGGACTAACCTTATTCTGCAGAGCGAGGACTTTACTACTTCTTGGGCTACCAATGCTGCCCCTACAATTACGGCAAATACGACTGTTGCTCCCAATGGAACTACTACGGCAGATACGATTGCCTCAAGTGGCTCAAGCAGCGGAGCATATCAAGTGCCAACCGTTGTAAGCGGTGTTGAGTATTCGTTTAGCGTTTACGTTAAAAACATCACTTCTGCTACCGCTATTCAAAT